TCCAACCGTGTACGTCTTTAAGAAAGTCCATTGATATTGTCGTTTAGGATTTGTAAACAGCGTTCTGTTTCAAATAGGTTAAATGGTCGAGGCATATGCGCGTCGATGCCGTTGCGAAGTTGTACGATACGCTGCATTGTATTATTCCAATTAGCGCGGTCAATACGTCCCAATGCCAATCCGTTATCGATGCCTCTATTTAATGCAAAGTAATTAGTAATGCGCTCGGTAGCGATAACCTGATCAGTAAACCAATAATCGTTGAAATGCGGTGATTTGCTAAATTGACCGTATTTGTGCAATAACTCGGATGTCGTTTGTTCCGGAAATAATTGCTGCCACATTTGTTTCGGTGCTGCAATGTAGCAAATAGGGTGCTGCGTGTAACCTGTCAAGTCCCTACCATACACCGTCCATTTGTCCGTGTCTGGATTCCAATAATTTGATAACGGCATCATGTCAATGTCGCCAGTCATGATAATACCCTCACTAACATCATGATGACCTAACAGTCTGATGGTTTGCGTGTACGTATCTTCACGGAACTCACGGTCTGATGTAATAAATAAACGACGAGCCGTTGTGCCGTTATCGTTTTTCTTTACGTATTCATTACCGATGTCGTTAATAACATATGTTAGCGTGTCCCATCCTAACAAGTTCCATGCCTGTTCTACATATGGCATGTAGTTCATGTAGTCGGGGTTAGTATTGGTGCTTAATATCACCGTTCGTTTGTTGCTCATATTGAGTTTTCTTTTGTCCAATAAAATATGTCAGCATATTGTGATTCAATTACTCTAATGTCATCAAATTTGTCGCGGTATTGTGCAAAGAACTTCATAGTAGCTGTTTCATACCATCCTGCCGCACCAATGTGTCCCGTACAATCGTTTGACGATCTTAGTTCATGTGCAATCGGCACGGTAATGTCAGGCACTTCGTTAAAGTATGCGGACAAGTATGTATTTGGCATTCCTTTAAGGTAGTGTTGCACAATGGAATCTCGCCCGTGTTGACTTACTAAGGGATAAATGTATGCGTTTAACCAGTCTTGATCTGATCCCTTATTTGTAAAATTAAACGCTCCAAATTTGTAAAACATTTGATCCCATGTAGCGCATCCCGTGTAATCTCTAAATTCTTTACTACGAAATGCAACCATACCACCCATTAACGGAATGTTGTGGCTAACGCTGTCTGTAATGGCATGACACATCTTTGTGCCGTGCATCCAGTATTCAACTAACTGACGTTCTTTGTAGCTTGTAAGACTGTCTAAATCGCGGCATAAAAACAATTCCACATCACAATCGAATGCAGGTAATAAACGCCACAACATAGCCTTACACAAAGGTGCTTCAGTAATAATATGACATTGAATAATTTTAGCACGTTCTAATTCACCTAATATCGGACATCCGTCATAAGTTTGTTGATCTGTATGTACACGATTAATAAATTCCGGATAAATTAATCTATTCATGCGAATAGACAACAGCAACGCACGTAAATAACTGTTGAAACTAAAACAGTTCTCAAATTGAGAACCATAACCAAACAGGCTGTATGATATTATTTTCATTTATTAGATTGATATCGATAAAAGTACAACACTCGATCAATAGTCCATTCGGTTTGCAGAACTTTTGCGTTAAAGATTTGCATTGCAAAGTCCGTATCCTCACCAAAGTTGCTCAATTGAAAATGGAACTTATTAGCAATACTACGCTTTATTGGGTTAAGGTGATTTGGGCAGCGTTTGTATTCTTGAGGTGTTTCAAAATACGGATTGCCTGTATTGTCAAGACCGCAATAAATAGAATGACGGAACGGCTTTTGATACGTGCCATCTACGTAATACCAACCAACTATTCCGATGCAGTCAGGATTTGATTTTGTACCATGTAAAACGCTTTCGATGTAGTCATGACTTACCCAGTCATCGTCATCAATGAATACCACGTAGTCCATCCGAGAGCGTTCAATTAATCGCTGACGTTTTTCACCAATGGTAATTTTGCCTTGTGGCGTTGCATCAAATAAAATCTCAACACGGTGTTCGGCTTTGTTGTTTCTGATCTGCTCTTGTAAGTGATGCAGCAACATTGCAAAGTTGTCGCGTCGAGCAGGTAGTGTAGGTATTAAAATACTAAGACTCATAAAAGTTGTATGCTTTACGTGCTAAATAATTTTCTTTGTCTCCTATGTTTATTGTTCTGTTTTCGTTGCGCTCATACAAAGCATCCCATTCAGCCTTACCCCATGCTACGTGCAAGTGGTCGAAAATGCGAATGTCAACGTACTTATGTTGTCCTCTTAACTTTGCCACCTCCGTTGCTTCATTATCGCACCATAATGACTTATAGGATGGATGGTAGATGTAGCCGTCTTGATTGTAGTACGCTTTGTTCATTATTGACATCGTACTGATGTTCTCATTTTGATGACCGTCAGGTAAATGCATGAACAAAGGTTCGTCAGTAAATTGCTGCTCAATTATGTCATCCCACCCATCGACCGTGAACACCATGTCATCAGAAAAGTTAACAAGTATATCCCAATCCTGTAATGTGTGCATATCCCTATTGATTGCGTCTATCTTACCGTAGGATGTACCGATTAGACAAATAACACGCAGATCGGGATTGTGATCCATTACGCGGTGATATTGCAACAATTCAGGATCGTCTTTATCTAATGACACCAACACCGTGATACGACTTTTATTCGTCGCCTTCATGATGCTATCCATACCACGCGCAAACTTGTCCGGACGTTGACGTGATGCGTATTTAATCAGAATCTTTTTCATCTTGCTTTGGTTTTAGTTCGTTGTTCAGTTTATTAACCCATCTATCACGGCTAACCTTTACAGCCTGTGCTATTTCATCAGGGAATAAAGATGGACGATGCTCAATAGGATATTCTATGTAGTTATCTAAGTCTAATGAGTAAACATACTGACTTGCTCCAATAGGACAAACAAAGTCAGCCTGTGTAAACCCTGCTAAGTTAGCACGTACGCTTATGTCCGCGTGTTCAAAGCCATACACCCCGAATGACTCGTCAAAGCTACCAATGCCATCTAAACAAGCACGGGTAAAGAACATCATGCAGCCATTACAATTGTTGTATTGTGCAATGTCATCCACGCATTTGATTTGCGTAACCTGCAATGTCTCATGCTGATAAATGAAGTGTTGGTTTCCCGTCCGCTTTGAATGTTCAATAAAAAAAGTCTCCCACCCTTTGGCACGTGGGAAGCAATCGTCATCAAATAAAAATACGTAGTCGCAATCCTTTAAAGCCTCAAGGCATTGATTCTTATTCCATGCAACGCCTTTCTTTTTCTCGTCGATCATTACGACTAACTTGTGATCCAATTGCGTGTGCTTTTTAATCTCATCCACGCACGTTTGTACGTGTTCAGGACGTGTGCATCCTGTTACCCCTATACCAATCTTCATAATGTGTTAAGTAGTGTGTGTACCGCTGCATCTGCGCGGTTATGGTTAAAGTGTTCAAACATTGTCTCTTGAAGATTCCATGCTAACTTATGACGTAATTCTTTGTTCAGAGTCAGTTCACGAATGCCGCGATACCATCCCTGATCTTCGTTAGTAGCTATGCAATTGACGTTGTGTTCCAAGTAAGGTGCATACGGCATTACATCAGATACAATCGCAGCGCATCCGGTAAAACCTGCCTCGATCAACTTCAACTCCGATTTGCAGGAATTAAATACACCGTGCTGCATAGGAATAAGTGCCACATCAACCTCTTCGTACATCTTACCGTAGTTAACAGCATCCATAGCCCACACGCGTTTGTACCATTGCTGATTCGCAACATGGTTGCCTTGCTCTATAAACTTTTTAAGGTAATTCCTATACCATTCCGATACGTTCGTGTAGTTGTTGGTAAAGTTGCGCTCTTGCTCGGCATAGCTACCGTGCGCGTTGAATGTCTGGATTAACTGCCATTTGCCTTTCAACTCCTGATCTTTAAACGAACGCTGAATGCCTTTGTGCATTAATGCAGCATCGCGCTCACGGAATGTCCCTGCGATAAATCCAAAGCGCGTAAATCTTGATGGTTGCTTCTTTGTAGTAAAGCGTGTTATTTCAGGTGCTATTGTGTTTGGTATAATTGTAGGAAGTACGCCAAATTGCTTAACATAGTAAGCAGATAACATCGGTGTCGAAACGGTAACGGCGTCCACAATTTTAACAACCTCATTTAGTTGATGCTTCCAACTTACCACCTCGTCCAATTGACGCTGTAACATTTGCGCCTCGTTATCTAACTTCAACGACTTAGCGTGTTGAATGTTTGCCTCTAATCGCTTCGGGTGCAGACGATGCCACGTAGGAATGTCCCAATGATCGTCAAGATCGAGAATAATCTTTTTTCCTTGATCCTTAATATATCGAAATAACTCAACAGGATAAGCGCGATTAATTACGTACACGTCTGCGTCCAACTTAGCACCGATTAGATCGTGTTTAAGGTTAATTGTAACGCCATCTACTTTACTGTATGGCATATAAAGACGATACAAGTCCATCCCGTTTCTGATGGGATGATCCGGTGTGCCTGTCATTACTAATGAGATACGCATTGGTTTTGGTTTTGATTAAATTCTTTTACCATTCGTTTAACGTACACGCATACGCTGCTGTAATGTATTCCGGTTACTATCTGAAAGTCGCGGTAGCTTCTTCGCTTTATTGGCGTGTAATTGATGTATTCACGTGTTACAATAGCCTCCATAGTAATATCAGTACGTTCACGCGCTGCATAATCTAAGAATGCTTTGAATTGATCCATTTCGATAACTGGCAACTGATCCGCATCATCTTCGTCGGCTATCACATCCACCTCATCCATTGTCAACTTAAATTCATTCAAGCCGCACTCCTTAAAATAAACACTACGCGTGTTACCTGCTAAATTCCGCAAAGTAATAAACGCGTAGTGCTTTAATCGTCCTGATGAATGTAACTGCAACAAACTTTCCTCAGGTAACTTGCAAACAGCCTCGATAACATAGTGCCAAAGATCTTCTCGCGTTTCCGCGCTAATCGCATACTTCCGCAAAGCACGTTTCAGTTCTTTGTGCGTGTATAGTTCTGCGATTATTTGGTCTCGATTCACGCTTCCAAACTTACGTTATTAATAAACGTGTTTATTTGGCACTTATTTACTTTTAGTTGACATATTCAAGTGCTAAGGCTTCGCGCTCTATGTTTCTAAATTGCTCGATGTAAATGTTCATCATGCTAACGTTATTCTTATCTCCGATGTCACTGAAGAAATTGCGAAGGTTGATTAACTTTTGCAGGTCATAACCCATGATCGTTAAATTCAACACCGGAACATTGCCAGTCAATAACAGCATCAACTTAGGTGATAAAGACTTCATTAGGTTAATGTAGGCATCATGGTAATTCTTATCCGCTTTTGGATTGTCTTTTAACAAATGTCGCTTAGCAGCGTGAATAACCGTAGCATGATCGCGGTTAAACGTAGCTGCTATCATTGGTGTGGTTAGCGTTGTGTATTCACGCATTAAGTTCATGCAAAGGTGTCGGACAAGCGTTAAATATCCGAGTCTTGACGCACTTGCTAACTGTAAGTAGTTTAGGTCAAATACTTCCTGAACTGAATTAAAAAGTTCGTGTTTGAATTTTTCTGCCGGAATTTTCATTGGTTTTGGTTTTTGGTTTTAGTTAAAAAAAGTCTGCAGGAAATACAACCGAGTTTCTGACTATGTTCCATTTTGCTCCCATGTCTGCCAATTCTTTAAGTGATTCCACATCACCCCATTTATTGTCGTTTACAATTTGCTCAATCAGTTCATCTGTCAAATCTACTTCATTTTTACCGCTGTAAAAATCTTCATAAATTTTTGCATTCATGTTAATTTAATTTTTGGTTTATTTGATTGTTATTTAGTTAAAATGGATTCTCGTCGTGGTATTTCTTTATTGCGTCCGTGTTTGGATTGTACATCGGTTGCATTTGTAGTTGACTTACTTCGTAGTCGGTAAATAACGTACACGAAGATATGAAGTTCGTTGTGATCGTTCCAACCGCTCCGTTACGATGCTTAGCAATTATTACCTCCGCTTTGCCTTGCGTCGAATTACCGCCTTCATCCTGCAGTATGCCGTAATATTCGGGACGGTGAATAAAAATAACTACATCCGCATCCTGCTCGATTGCTCCTGATTCGCGTAGATCAGATAGCTGTGGGATCTTATCCCCCCTACCTTCAACGGCACGACTCAACTGCGATAAGGCAATCACTGGTACATTGCAATCCTTAGCTACTTTCTTTAACTCACGGCTAATCTCGGATATAACCGCCTCACGGTTTCGGTTCTTTGCACTTGGAACGTTTACAAGTTGCAGGTAATCAACAAATATAATCTTTGCACCTCGCTCTACTTCCTTTAACGCCTTTGATCGTAACTCCTGCCAGTCTATACCTGCTTTGTCCTCGATAAATAGCTTCATCCGCTCGACCTTACCACGTGCTTTTTCCACCTCCAACAATTCAACCTGCGACAAAATTCCGTTCTTATATCGCTCCGCATCTACTTGCGCATGTTGCATTATTAGTCGTTGCGTTAATTGTAGGGATGACATTTCTAGCGAAAAGAACACGGATGGCACGTTACAATTTTTGGCAAAGGTTAACACCAAAGCCGTTTTACCCATTGCAGGTCTCGCTGCCAAAATAACAAGGTCGCTATTTTGAAAGCCACCCAAGATTCGATCTAATCCTGCTAATCCGGTACGAACTCCCGTTGGTAACCCTTTAGCGTAATTCTCAGCCTTCAAATTGTAATTCTCACGCTCAGCATTTACTACCTCAGCGACATGGACGATTTGTTTGCCTTTAGTCGTTTCCTGAAGCATAAAGTCATACAACTCCTTAACCTGATCGCGTAAATCAAACACGTCGCTGCTTTCGTTCTGAGACTTGGTAAATAGTTTCTCAGATTTATGCAGTATTTCGCGCTTAATCTTGTATTCCAACAATAACCTGCAATGACCGTCAAGGTGCAGCGATGATGCCACACGCATTGCGTAATCGCTTAATACCGCCATCCCACCTATAACCTCTAATTCATTGCTCGACTTTAATTCTTGAGTAACGGTTACAAGATCAACCGCCTCATGCCTACGGAATAGCCGTTCAATTGCTGCAAATACACGTGCGTTCTTGCTATCATAAAAGCAACGCTCGTCGATTATGTCTAATGCTTGTTTGGTTGCGTTAACGTCGATCAGCAACGTGCCAATAACGATACGTTCTAACTCATTCGCTGATATGGTTTTATTCTGCTCCATTTGGTTTGGTTTTGGCAAAGTTAATCTAACTTTCTATATGCCGGTGCTTTTACAACTGTCTTTTCTGATCGTTTTCTTTTGGCAAAGTTATTGTAATGGAATCGCGCGTCCTTTGGTGTCTTGGTCAACTCGCCTTTCTCTTTTAGCCATTCAATAAACGCGTTCACCGTTACCTCGAATTGTTCGTCCGTGTACTTGCCGTTCCGCTGCTGAATGTCTCTCCATGATGTTCGCTGCATCAGGATCGGTTTTAACTGGTCAACTTCGATGTGTTGGTTGTCTAATGATGGTGTGTAGTTAGGTCTGACAATTTCAACAACATCGTTATTATTGTTATTAGATTTGTTTTTATAATTATTTGTTTTTATGGTGACACCCATGTCATGGGGGGGGATGACATCCGTGTCATGGGGGGATGACTTCTGTGTCATGAGGGGGTGACAAAATTCAGAATTAATAACTAATGATCTAAATTCTAAATTTCCTTGTGCATCCAGTTTCATTACCCTTCCCAAAATACCTTTGTTTTCCAAATCAGAAAGATCGCGTTGTATGGTTCTTTCCTCACAATCAAATGCTTCTGCAAAATGTTTGTTACTTGCAAAACAATAACCACGTTCATTACTCATGTTTGCTATCATGGCTACTAATAACTTTTGTCTGCATGATAAATCTTTGTGATACAGCACCTGCGATGTAATTACCGCGTAATAATTTTTCATAGTTATAAAATAAATAAGCCCATCAACATACTCACAGGGTCTCACGTCTGCTTTCTGCCAATGGGCATTTAAGTTGTTAGTTGCTGATAAGGTGAGACCGCAACGATGAACAAATATATTACTTTTTATTTCCCTGCATACCTTTCAGCAACTTTTTTGCGTCTGATTTATTAACAAGCGTGTAGGTTGTAAATCTTCCACTCGTTCCGTATCGCGTTTTAAATACTGATGGCTCTTTTTTGAATTTTAAGCCCATTTCCTCAAACTCTGCTACACGTGATGGTAGTTTCATACTTCCCGTTAATTTAAACGCTGTAATGGTCGTTAAATTGCGTTCCTGAATAAATGCTGTAATTAATGCTTGTCTTTGAGTTTTCATTGTTAGTTGTTTTTAAGTTTATTGATTAATTGATTACGTTGTTCTACGGCTTTTAAAATGGCAGCCTTGCCAGTCTCGATGTCATCTTCAGGTATCTCAAAGAATAGCAGGAATAACCCACAATCCTCGTTAATGCGATCATCAAATGAAACGAACAGTCCATGCCGCGCATCGTGAACTATTGCACCTGCGACAATCTGCCAATAGTAATCTTTGTTAACCGCTTTAAGATCATCCGCTGATTCGATAAGGCAACAATACTCGATGTGCGTCTTTGTTTTAGGGCATTTAACCTCAACGATCACCTTATGCCCGTCATCAGTCATACCTACACGATCACACGTAGCACCGAAAGCATCGCACTCATCCCACGTTTTAAAGTATGACTCCGCTTCCATCTTTAACCCGGTGTTACGCTCTGCCCATTTAATCGCTAACGGTTCTAACTCCAAACCGCGCTGCATTTCCTCACTCATGTACGTGTTATCCGCCGACTGACCTGTAAGGATTTCACCGACCTTCTCCAACACAATAGGATGATACTTACCGCGTGGCTTAGTTAACAGTTCCGATAGTCGGGAGGCGGTAAACCTCCCAACACGTTGCTCGTACCATTCTGGCGTATAGCTTTCGATTAGATTACTCATGCCATTTCGATTTAGTAGGTTCAACATACGGCTTAGATTGCACGTCGATCACTTCTTCATAAGTATGGATGCCCATGCTGATCTCAGGCGCAAACTGACGAACAAAGAATGCCGCTGCCCGGTATCTAAGCATAAGTTGTGGCATTGTTTTCCATTTGCTACCTGCTTTCTCGCTCCAACCTTCCGCTTTAGCCATTGCCATACTTACCCAAATGCCGTACTTCAATTCTCCGGTACGCTTATCTTCTGCATACGCTCTGCATGATCCACCGTTGTCCGTGTTTTCTTCGTAACCGATCGCACCCCAATTCGGTGAAGCATTAAGTGTTGCTATTAGGAAATTACTACTCCATGCAGGTTTGCCGTGTACAATGTAAAGGTTCTGCATAACCATTAACGGAGACGCTCCAATGCGTGATGCGGTTTCAATTGCAATAATGCAGTCAGCGATGTTGCCCTGATAGGTCTTAGGCACTAACTGCGATGCTGATAACACCTTCGCCTGACGTTGTGCAAGTTCAAAAGACTCTGCATTGCTGAACACGGACACGTTAGGTAGGTTAACCTGACGCGGTTGTAGTTGTGCAACTTCCGCAGGTTGTTCTTGTTCTACCGGCACTACCTCTGTTGTAGGCTGCTCGGTTTGTTCGTGTGTTGCGGACTCTTCAAAGAATCCATCGGGATACTCCACCCCATCTTCTTTTTTGGTTTTCATGTTATTTGATTTTTTGGTTTATGAATGCAAAGATACAAATCTGTTACTCAATTCCATACAATTTTCGCAAAATAATTCTTTCGCCATCTTTCCAGTTGTGCTTAGTAAATCGTTCGTAAAGCGTCTTACGGCTAATGTTTAGGTTTCTCGCAATGGCTGTGGATGACACGCCTAATGCTTTTTGTCTTTGTGTTACTCGTTGTGAATACGTCATGGTTTAATTTATTATTAGGTCAATAATTACGCTGATCGCAAGTAATATTAGCGTTGCTATTATTAAGGTACGCCACGTCATATGTGTAGGTATGCCGTTAATGAGAATCTTCCGAGAATAGCCTTAAAGGTGTTCAAATCAATTTCTACTATATCGCGGTCGGTATAGTCCGCAGCCGTGATCATTAAGTTGTTACCTTCTTTGGT